GCCGGCTCCCATAGGTATATTTCCCAATGCAAAAGAAAAAGCACGGTTGGACGATTACGAGTATTACCGCCGATTGTTTTTGGGCAAGCATTTTGAGGCATTTCGTATCAAGATCGACGACGAAAAGTACAATCGGGCATATGCAAAACTTCGATATTTAGTTGTTAATTTCGCCGGGTTATTGTCAAAAATTATGGCGGATATGCTATTTTCGGAACCGCCAACAATTACATTGCCGGACGGCGACCAAGGTTGGGTTGACGCATTTTGGCGGGAAAACAAAATGGACGTGCAATGCTATGAAAGCGCACTTGGCAACTCGTACAATGGTGACGCAGTTTTTAAGATGAGGGCCGGCAAACGCAATACAGCCGACGACGACAGCACCGTAATTGTTGAGGACATGACCCCACGTATTTATTTTCCCGAAATTGACGGTTTTAACGTCCGGGCGGAACCGGACAAAACCGAGTTGAAGTGGACATTTCAAATTAAGGATCAATTGTATTTGCGCAAGGAAATACACACCTCCGGCAAAATCGAAAACAAAATATACGAAATGAAAGGCGACAAAATAATGAGCGAGGTCGGATTTGGCATGGTCGGACTTGAGTTGGAAGCGGAGCAAATGACCAATATTAACGAGCCATTGATTGTACACGTCCCCAATTGGAAAACCGGCGACCGCTTTTTTGGATTAAGCGATTACCACGACCTCACAACCCTATTTTATGCACTCAATAACCGGATCACTAAAGTTGATAATATTTTGGACAAACACGGCGACCCAATACTTATGGTCCCACCCGGAGTGCTTGACGAAAAGGGTAATGTTAAGAAAAAAGCCCTCGGAGTAATTGAAGTTGAGCCGGGCGAAAACGGCAAACCCGAGTACATTGTGTGGGACGCCTCATTGGACGCGGCATTTAAGGAAGTTGAAAAATTAGTTGATTTCCTATACTTAACCGCTGAGATTTCCCCGGATTTATTGGGTATGGGTGAGGGTGTAAGTGATAGCGGCCGGGCCTTGAAATTCAAACTCATGCGTACACTCGCCAAAACCGCCCGGAAGCGCCTATATTACGACCAAGCGATTAAGCAGTTAGTTTACAATGCCCAAGTTTTTGCAAAAGCAAACAACCTCAAGGTTGGTGGCAAAGCATTAACCAAAGACCCCGTTAAACCGGAGATTGATTGGAAAGACGGATTACCGATCGACAACACAGAATTGCAAGCCGATATAATCCAAGCAATTGACGCTGGGATTGAAAGCAAAAAGGGTGCAATAATGAAACTCGACGACGTTGACGAGCAAAGCGCTAAGGATAAATTGGCCGAAATTGAAAAAGAGCAACCAAAAGTTGAGTTACCCGCAATGAAATTAGGTGAGGGTGAAAAGTTAGTTGATCCCAAAACAGGCAAGCCCCCCGTGATACCTCCAACAAAATAATGTAAAATAAGGGTATGTATCCCTTACAAGTTGAGATTTCCGAGGAAAATGTACAAAAACTCACTCAAATTTTTAAGACGGCTTATGCTTCAATTGTTAAGGAAATTGAAACGGCAACCGATTGGGGCGTTGGAAATAGAAAAGCAATATTATCGCAAGTTGAGCAGACATTACAAGGCCTCGGTGTTGACGTCCAAGATTTTTTACAAGAAAACTTGCCCGAATACTACAAAAAAGGGGCAAAACAGGCCGTTGAACAGTTAGACAATATTGGCGCCGATATAAGCGTCAAAACCGGATTTAACCGAGTACATAATGAGGCAATCGCGGCCCTTGTGGACGACGCAAGCCGGGCATTTGGCGAAAGTATGACCGGTGTTGCCCGGAGCGCTCAATTACTCTTGGGCAAGGTATCCCGGGAAACATTAACCCAAAAGATCGCAGAGGGTGTGATTGGTGGTAAGGCCCGCCGGGAAGTTGGCAAAATAATCAAAGGCACATTGCGTGAGCAAGGATTGGACGCACTCATTGATAAGGCAGGCCACTCATGGACACTTGACCGTTACGCGGATATGCTATACCGTACCAAGGTGGTTGAGGCACGCAACCGGGGATTGATTAACCGTATGGTTGAAAATGATTACGATTTGGTCCAAGTAAGCTCACACCCGGACACTTGCCCAACATGTGCTACTTGGCAAGGCAAGATATTAAGCGCCCGGGGCCAAACCAAAGGTTATCCCACCGTTGCCGAGGCCGAGGCCGACGGATTATTTCACCCCAATTGCCGGCACGCAATTAACGTACTTATACCCTCATTGGCAAAACTAACCGAAGCGTATAACCCAGACGTTGAAACAAAGGTAATAAGTGAAAAAACGGCGCAAAAGGTGTCAAAGACGACCAAACCGGATATTGGCGAGCAATATACTTGACAATCGTACTATATATAATTTATGATTATATTATTAAGCGTTTGAGGTTGGACTTACCAACTGAAAAAACGAATAATCAACGCTATGACAGACGACATAAAAGCCGGCGACAATGCCGACGACAAAACAAAAATTGACAATCAGGGTAAGGGCGACGGGTCGGACCCGACAAAAACGAATACGCCCCCAACCGACGCAGGGAAGAAAAAGGACGGCGAAAAAGCATTTGACGAAAGTGTTTTTGACGACCCGCGACTTTGGACGCACCCACGTTTCAAGAGCCTTAACGAACGCGCCAAAAAGGCAGATGAGCTTGAAAAAGCTCAAAAGGAAGCCGAGGAAAAACGATTGGCGGAAGCAAAGAAATTTGAGGAGCTTGCAACAAAACGCGCCCAAGAACGGGACGAGGTAACAAATAAGCTCCAAAAATCAACTCAAGACAATCGTATTACCATTGAGGCTTCAAAAGTTGGCGTCGTTGATATTGAGGCGGTATTACAGTTAGTTGACCGCTCAAATATAAGGATTGACGAAAACGGGGTTGCAACAGGTGTTATCGAAGCCGTAAATGCACTCATAACCGCCAAGCCATATTTGAAAGGTAAACCCGGTGTAACAAACATTGGGTCGGCGACTAACCCGGGAGCAGACGGTGGCAACCAACCCGCAAAGTTTAAGTTGTCACAATTGCAAGACGCCGCATTTTATCGTGAACACGAAAAAGAAATTGCGGAAGCATACAAGCTCGGGTTGATCGAGGACGACATGCACTAACTCCAATACCCCCCATGTGAGGCTCCATTTAATTTGACCAATATTTATAAGTATTGGATTTGAACGTGAGAGGGGGTGAAAAAAATATGACCGAAGATGTACTAAATAACACAACCAACGAGGTTTTTATCCCGACCATTATTGCCCAAAAGGCATTACAGCGATTTCCGGCGTACCTTAACTTGGCACGCACGGTGTCAAAGGATAGTGATTGGGTAACCGCAAGCATGGGTGCAACAATTCAGGTGCCAAAAACCGGCGCCGTGAGTGCTAACGACAAAACGGCGGGTAACGTTTTTACTAAACAGAACCCGACGGGTACCAACGTATCCGTTACACTCAACAAGCACAAAGAGGTTACGTTTACAATTGATGACGTAACAAAGATGCTTGAGAACCAAGACACCCAAGCAAAGTACGCCGAGGACGGAGCCATTGCGCTTGCCGAGGCGGTTGAAACTTCACTTGCACAATTGCACCCAAATATCACAAATACGATAAGTTGGGACCGCACAAGTGCAACCACAATTGACGCCTCTTTGCTCGCCGTGAGGAAATTCTTTACGGATCAAAAGGTACCCAAGACCGAGCAAAAGTATCTTTATGTGGACGCAACCGTGTTTAACGATCTCTTGGGTGTACAAAAATACACCGACCAATCTTGGAGGGGTCAAAATAACACCGTTGCCGAGGGTCAGATGATTAAGACCTATGGTTTCGAGATTTGGGAAAGCCAAATGATAGAAACCTCCGGCTCGCCGGTGTCTTATCATAACTTTGCATATACTCGTGGTGGGTTGGTATTGGCCTCAAGGCCACTCCCGGCTCCCCGTGGTTTCGGTGGTAACTATGCAGTTATCAACGACCCGAGTATCGGATTGAGTTTGCGAACACTCTTTTGGTACAACGCCGATCTTGGCGCTCACCAATTGACGATTGACCTACTTTATGGTGTCAATGTACTTGACGTCCGTAGAGTAGTCGAAGTTGAAAGCGTATAACGCTTTTGACGGCTCGCTCAAAGCAGACCCGCCCGAAACGATAAGGCGGGTTTTGCTTGTTGCAAACACCCCAAAAAGTGTAATATTATTGTCATATGCCGGTACTCATAAGCCCAAACGGGAAAATGACACAAATTGACGACCCAAAGCAAGTTGAGGAGTGGTTGAGGCAACCCGGATTTACAAAGGCCACGGCCGAGCAAGAGCGGCAATTTATAGAAGAACGTCGGGCGAAATTTGTTAAACTTAGCGCCGGGGACGACATAAAAGCCGGTATTTATATGAGTACGGTTTCCCAAGGCGGCAAGGACGGTTACAGCATTGCAAGTGGACAAATTACAAAAGAATTGGAAAAATTAGGCGTCCCGGTGTCAAACCACTATACCGGGCAAAAAGTCGCAATTTTATTTCACAACCCATACTCACTCCCACGGATTGAAGCCCCATACCGGATCATTTATACAATGTTTGAAAGTGACAAAATCCCCGACGATTGGACCGATTATTTGAAAGCGGCCGACGAGGTTTGGGTGCCGTCCCATTGGTGCCAACACGTATTTGAAAAAGCCGGAATTAAAACCCGGGTATTTCCCCTTGGTTACGACGCAACAACATATACTTACGTTGAGCGCATGGCCTCGCACAAATCGCGCCGGACATTTAACTTTTTACATTACAACGGATTTAATATACGCAAAGGATTTACCGAGGTTTTTAAGGCATTTGTTGAGGAGTTTGAAAAAACGGAGCCGGTCAAACTTATAATCAAGACAACCCAAAGTCAAAGCCCGTTACCCATTACCAAGAGCGAATACCCCAACATTGAGATAATTTACGGTAAAATCCCCGACCACGAAATGTTTGATCTTATGAAGCGATCCGATTGCTTTGTTTTCCCGTCCCGGGGTGAGGGGTTTGGCATTGATCCGTTGGAGTGCATGGCAACGGGTATGCCGGCGATTGTGCCAAATGCCCACGGCATAACCGAGTATTTTAACCCGGAGTTTATGTTTGAGGTCAAGGTCAAGGAAAAATGCCCGGCTTTGTACTCACGTTATAAGGGCATGGACGTTGGCGAAATGGTGGTGTGTGACACGACCGATTTGCGCAAAAAAATGCGTTGGGCATATGAACACCAAGACGAGGCATTTGAGATTGGCAAACGGGCCTCAAACTTTGTTAAGGATTGGACATTTGAGCAAGCGGCGATCAGAAT